ATAGTAAGTATATAAAATCCACCATTAAGTCTTATTCACCTGACCTATTAACTCATATAGCTTTTTATTTTGAGTGTTCAAAAAAGGAAGCTAGTGAATATATTAAAATATTACCTAAACAGGAAATGGAAAATATATTTAGTGAGTTAGGTTTAGAGGAAAAATTAAAAAAAGCATTAATTAAAGAAATAAAATAATGTCAGGTCCAATTAAAAAATATAATAACAGAGAAATCAATTTTAATAAAGAAATGTCAGAACCAGTAGCACCTTACAACACTAAAGTAAAAGATCACTCTAAAGAAACAGCTCAAATTAATACTAAACTAATTGATTATCCTAAAATGCCAGAGGCAATTCAAATATTAAAAAAAGAATATCCTACTATTGCTGATGGTTATGAACAAATAATTTTAGAACAATATGAATTATTTGCTAAAAAACATTTAGACTATGGTATGTCAAATATTTCAGCTGGTACTCAATTATCAAATTCTGATGAGATAGAATTTGCATTAACTGGTTTATGGTATAGACTAAATGATAAAGTTAATCGTTGGAAAAATATGATTATCAGTAAACGTAAAGTAAATAATGAGCCTTTAATTGACACATATCAAGATATTACTAACTATGGAATTATAGCTCAGTTAGTAGAACGTGGTCTTTGGAAGAAATAATGGCTAAGAAATTACCTAAAATAGTTAAAGAAATTAGGAAGTATAAACCTAGAGATACTGATTATAGATTTGAAAAAACTATATCGTATAGTCAAATGTCTATGTTTAGATCTTGTAATCACAAATGGCAACTACAATACAAAGAAGGTAATTACTTATATCAACCTTCAATCCATTTTATATTTGGAACTGCAATGCATGAAACAGTACAACAATACCTTACTGTAATGTATGAGGAAAGTGATATAGCATCAGATGCTTTAGATTTAAATGATATATTTGAAACTAAGCTAAGAGACTTATATGCTGATGAATATAAGAAAAATACTAAGACACACTTTAGTAGTGCTGAAGAGTTAAGAGAATTTTATGAAGATGGATTAAATATAATATCTTACTTAAAGAAGAACAAGAAAAAATATTTTAGTAAACGTGGTTGGCACTTAGTAGGTTGTGAAGTACCCATTGTATTAAATCCAAATAAACTGTATAAAACCGTGTTATATAAAGGGTATTTAGACCTTGTATTATATCATGAACCAACAAATACATTCACTATAATCGACTTTAAAACGTCTACTAGAGGATGGAATGATGCAGCTAAAAAGGATGAGGATAAACAATTCCAATTAATACTTTATAAACAATTTTTCGCTGAACAGTTTAATGTTCCTGTAGATTCAATTGATATTAATTTTGTTATATTGAAACGTAAAATATATGAGAACACTGAATATACTCAACGCTACATTCAAGAATTTAGACCTGCAAGTGGTAAAGTTAAAGTAAATAAAGCACTAGACGCTATGAATGAATTCATAACTAGTTGTTTTAATTTAGATGGGACATATAAAGAAAAATCACACACTCCTAATCCAAGCGCGTTTAACTGTAAATACTGCCCATACTCGTCAAACAAGTTATGCGATTTTGCACTCTCTTAAACTAAGTATATATTTATAATAAAATATCAATATATACAACATTATGGAAAAAAAAGACATGACACTTACAAGTGTTAAAATACAAAGTGAATTATTCGAAGATTTTAGAGTAGAATGTGTTAAACGTAAATTCTCATTTCAAAAACTAGCAGATAGATCAATCCATCTATACTTAACAAATGAAGAGTTTCGTAAAATGATCCACAGTCATACAGGCTTAAGTTTGGAAAAATAAAAAATAGTTATTATAATAAATTAAAACAGTTATATGAATTCAAGTTTCGCTTATTTGCCTCCTGAGAAGAGGAAGAAAATTCTCCTAATATGTGATGATATTAGAGTCCATTCAGGAATCGCTACTGTTGCTCGAGAAGTAGTTTTACACACCTCACAACATTTTAATTGGGTTAATATTGGAGGAGCTATCCAACATCCAGAAGCAGGTAAACGTTTTGATTTATCTCAAGATACAAATATTAACTCAGGATTAACAGATTCATCTGTAATTTTATATCCAGTAAATGGTTATGGAGATCCTACATTATTAAGATCTTTAATTCAAATTGAAAAACCAGATGCAATTTTTATTATCACTGACCCAAGATATTTTATTTGGTTATTCCAAATGGAAGGTGAGTTACGCAAAAAATTACCTATTATTTATTTAAATATTTGGGATGACTACCCAGCACCTCATTACAATAAAGCATTTTATGAAGCTTGTGATGCATTATTAGGTATTTCAAAGCAAACAGTTAATATTAATAAATTAGTATTAGGTGATAAAGCAAAAGATAAAATTATTAAATATGTTCCTCATGGTTTAAATCATGAAATGATGTTTCCAATTGATGAAAAACATGATCAATATAAAGACATGATTGAATTTAAGAAAAATATTTTTGGAGGAAACAATTATAAATTTGTAGTTTTCTTTAACTCTAGAAACATTCGTAGGAAACAAATTCCTGATACAATGTTAGCGTATAAATTCTTTATAGACCAACTACCAGAAGAAAAAGCTAAAAAATGTGCTTTTATTTTACATACTCAAGTTGTAGATGATAATGGAACTGATTTAGAAGCAGTTAGAGAATTATTATTAAATGAAGATAAGTATAATGTTATATTTTCTCAAAATCGTTTAGGAACTCAACAAATAAATTGGTTATATAATATAACAGATGTTCAAATTCAATTAACATCAAATGAAGGATGGGGATTAAGTTTAACTGAAGCCTTATTAGTAGGAAATCCAATTATTGCTAATGTAACAGGTGGAATGCAAGATCAAATGCGTTTTATTAAAGATGGTAAATGGATGGAATTAGATGCTGATTTTCCTTCAAACCATAATGGTACAATTAAAGAATGTGGTGAATGGGCATTTCCAGTATTTCCAACAAATAAATCATTAGTAGGCTCGCCTTTAACTCCTTATATTTGGGATGATAGATGTAGAGCAGAAGACGCGGCAGAACAATTAATGAATGTTTATTCTTTAGGTAGAGAAGAAAGAAAAGCAAGAGGTTTAAAAGGTAGAGAATGGGCATTAGGTGATGAAGCAGGATTTACATCTGAAAAAATGGGTGTGAATATTATTGAAACACTAGATAAATTATTTGCAACTTGGAAGCCAAGAGAAAAATATGAATTTATTAATTTAAATGAAGTAAAAGACAGAGTTATTAACCACAAATTATTATATTAATTGTTATGAGTAAACCATTATTTATTATATCATCACCATTTGATACATTTTCAGGTTACGGAGCTAGAGCCCGTGATTTAATTAAAGCAATTATTGAATTAGATAGATATGAAGTAAAATTAATTCCTCAACGTTGGGGAGACACACCTTGGGGATTCATGGATGAAAATCCTGAATGGGCCTTTTTAAGAGAACATACATTAACAACCCCTCAACTACCTAAACAACCAGATGTTTGGATGCAAATTACAGTTCCAAATGAATTCCAACCAATAGGAAAATATAATATTGGAGTAACAGCAGGAATTGAAACAACAGCTTGTTCTCATGAGTTTTTAGAAGGTGTTAATAGAATGGATTTAACTTTAGTTTCATCTAACCATACTAAAAAAGTATTCACTGATACTAAATTTGAAAAAGTTAATTCTCAAACACAACAAAAAGAAGGAACAATTGAATTAACTAAACCTGTTGAAGTATTATTTGAAGGAGCTAATACTGACATTTATAAAGTATTAGATAAAGTAGATACTAAACAATCATTCTTAAAAAATATAAATGACATCCCAGAATCATTTGCTTACTTATTTGTAGGTCATTGGATGCAAGGTGATATAGGTGAAGATAGAAAAAATGTAAATTTATTAGTTAAAGCATTTTATGAAATATTTAAAAATAAAGCTAAAGCACCAGCCTTAATTTTAAAAACATCAATGGTAGGTTCATCATATGTTGACAGAGAAGAAATAGCTAAACGAGTAAAAATGATTCGTAAAACAGTTAAAGCAACTACTTTACCTAATATTTACTTATTACATGGTGAATTTACAGATGATGAAATGAATGAACTTTATAATCATCCAAAAGTAAAATCAATGGTTAATTTAACTAAAGGTGAAGGTTTTGGAAGACCATTACTTGAGTTTAGTTTAGTTAAAAAACCTATCATAACTACTAATTGGAGTGGACAAACAGATTTCTTAAGTAATGAATTTACTACTTTATTACCAGGTCAATTAACACCAGTTCACCCAAGTGCTCAAAACACAATGATATTAAAAGATACATTATGGTTTTCAGTAGATCAAGGACAAATAGGTCACTATATGAAAGATATATTTGAAAATTATAAAAAATATACTGATGGTGCTAATCGTCAAGCTTATAAATCTAAAACAGAATTTAGTTGGATTAAAATGAAGGATAAAGTAGATGAATTATTTACTAAAAATATTCCTGAATTTCCTAAAGAAGTAACTTTAAAATTACCTCAACCTAAAAAAATTGAATTACCTAAATTAACTAAAATAAATGGATAACTTAACAATATGTAAACGTTGTGGAAGTGATGCTTGTTATACTCAAGAAGTAACTCCTGAAATAACAAATCACTTTTGTTACGGGTGTGGTTTTCAAACTAACACACTAATGAAAGAAGGTGAAGAATTTTTTGAACAACAAAAAGAATTACTTCCTGAATTATATAAAGACCTAATTTATAAAGATAAAGAAGAACAAATGTGGATGCCTAGTATGATTAATGTTCCTGATAAAGGAATGGTATTTGCAAACGGAACTGATTTTAATGATTGGAAATGGGCAGCTGTTAAAGCAGTTGTAGTAACAGAAGAGGAAAAACATAAATATCCTATTAAAGGAAAAAAAGATCAATATTATGAATTTAGAATGGATATGGCTACTATGAAATCATTTTTTGAAAAAGATTTTATGGACGCTTTATCTTACATAGGAGTTTTACCTGAGTAATATGAAAATAAGTTATGCAATTTTAACTCATAATGAAGGACAGTATATTGATACTCTCCTTTCATTCCTAACAACTAACAAACGTCTTGAAGATGAAATAGTTGTTGTAGATGATTTTTCTACTGATTTAGAAACAATAGAAATTCTTAAAAAATATAATCATCAAATTAAACTAGACTACAGAACATTTGATGGAGACCACACCCAGAAAAATTACTTAAATAGTATTTGTACAGGTGACTATATTCTTCAACTTGATGCTGATGAATTAGTTAAACCAGAATTTATTGAAATGTTACCTCAATTATTAGAGGATAATAATGAAATAGATTTGTTCATTATGCCTCGAATTAATACTGTTGAAGGTTTAACTCCTGAATATATTGCTAAATGGAGATGGAATGTAAATGAAAAAGGCTGGGTTAATTTTCCAGATCATCAAATGCGTTTATATCGTAATTGTAATTGGGTAGAATGGGATGGTTTACTTCATAGTAAAATTAAAGGACATAAAACATTTGTTTTTTTACCTTCAGATGAATTATTTTGTATTTTACATCCTAAACAATTAGATCGTCAAGTTGCTCAAAATGACTTATATGATAAAATTGAACAAATAGGAAGAACAAAATACAAAGTATAATGAATCTAATAATATCACCTGCTGGAGATAAATCACTTCATAAAGAGTGGTTAACAGGCGAACCAAATTTTGATTTAGTATTACTCTATTATGGTGATGATATGGAAGTAGCTAAATCTTATACTCAAGATACACCTCATGTTTATGCTTCTAAAGGATTTAAGTGGTGGTTGGTTAAAGCATTTATTGAAGATAATTTAGAATGGGTATCTCAATATGAATATATTTGGTTTCCAGATGATGATCTTAAAATAGATACAAATAATATTAATAATCTATTTGATATAGCTAAAAAATATGATTTATATATTTGTCAACCATCACTTTTAGGTTATGTTTCTCATAAGATAACTTTGCCTCAAGAAAATTCTTTATTACGTTATACTAATTTCGTTGAAATAATGGCACCAGTGATGAATTTAAATACAGTATTAAAACTTAAAGAAACATTTGATGTTAATTATTCATCATGGGGTCTAGATGGAATTTGGTCTTATCTATTAGGTGATCCAAAAGATAAAATTGCTATTATAGATTCAATTAAGATGACTCATACTAAACCAGCTGGTAATCCAGAGTTATATTCAAAAATACCTCATTCAATAGAAATAGACACACAATTAGCACTTGATAAATTTTCAGGTGGAAAAAGTTTCCCACAAATAGAATATACAATTTTACCATTAATATAAAATATGAAAACAGCACTTGTACTTGGAGGTGGAGGATTTATAGGTGGACACCTAGCCAAACGACTCAGATCAGAAGGATTTTGGGTTAGAATAGTAGACATTAAAGAAAAACATGAATATTGGAATCATAATGAAATTTGTAATGAATATATTTCAGGTGATTTAAGAGATCCTAATTTAGTATCTCGCATAATGGTAGCACCAAATCAGAAATCTGTAGATGATAAAATAAATTCATTTGATGAAGTTTATCAATTAGCGGCTGATATGGGTGGGGCAGGATATATTTTTACAGGCAATAATGATGCTAATGTAATGCATAATTCAGCTTTAATTAATTTAAATGTTACTCATGAAGCTGTAAAAAAATCAATTAAACGAATTTTTTATAGTTCATCAGCTTGTATGTATCCAGAACATAACCAGTTGGATCCTAACAATCCTAATTGTGAGGAAACTTCAGCATACCCAGCAAACCCAGATTCAGAATATGGTTGGGAAAAATTATTTAGTGAAAGATTATTTTTAGCATTTAATAGAAATTATAATTTAGATGTTAGAGTAGCTCGTTTCCATAATATATTTGGTCCTATGGGTACTTGGAATGGTGGTAAAGAAAAAGCACCTGCGGCTATGTGTAGAAAAGTAGCTGAAGTAGGAATGGATGAATATATTGAAGTATGGGGTGATGGATTACAAACACGTTCTTTCTTATATATTGATGATTGTTTAGAAGCAGTTTTACGTTTTATGAGACAAGATGAATTTTTAGGACCAGTAAATATTGGTTCTGAAGAAATGGTTACAATTAATCAATTAGCAGAAATGGCTCTTGAAATAGCAGACAAAAATGAAAGATCATATATTAAAAATATTGAAGGTCCAACAGGAGTAAGAGGCAGAAATTCAGATAATAAACTTTATAAAGAAAAAATGGGATGGGAACCAATCCAACCACTTTATGAAGGTATGAAGAAAACATTTGAATGGATTAATAAACAAGTAAATAAATAAAATGAAAAAATTTATAGTTACAACAACAATTAATAGTCCAACAGAAGCAACTCTTAAATTTTGTAAGATTGCTCAAGAAAAAAATTGGACTTTTGTAATTGTAGGTGATACAAAAACACCACATAATGAATACAAGTCATTAGAAAATTCTAATGTAACCTATTTAACCCCAGACCAACAAGAATCACTTTACCCAGAGTTAAGTGAAACTATAGGTTGGAAAAGTATTCAACGTCGTAATATTGGTTTTGTATTTGCTTATGATCAAGGAGCAGATATTGTAGCGACAGTAGATGATGATAACATTCCTTATGACAATTGGGGCGATAATGTATTTGTAAACCAAACAATAGAAATTAATGCTTTTTCTCATAATCAATATAATGTGTTTGATCCTATTTCAGCTACATCATATAATGAGTTATGGCATAGAGGTTATCCAATTGAATATGTACCTAATAAAAATAATATTGAATATAAAGGTAAAATATATCGTGAGGTATTAATACAAGCTGATTTTTGGGATGGTGATCCTGATATTGATGCTTTATGTCGTTTAAGTAAAAAACCAATTGTTAAATTTGAAGAATTTAAACCATTTGGATCAACTCAAATTGCTCCTTTTAATTCACAAAATACATTTTTAGCTCGTAAAGTATTACCTTATTACGCTGTTTTACCTCATGCTGGTAGAATGGATGATATTTGGGGAGCTTATATTGTACAACATTATTTCCCAAATTCAGTTATATATAATAAAGCAACTGTTTATCAAGATAGAAATGTTCAAGATTTAGTAACTAATTTACAAAATGAAGTTATTGGGTATAGAGGTACACTTAATTTAATTAATGATCTTAAAAATTATTACAATCACTTACCAGAAGCAACTCAGAAATTTTGGGATGTTTATATAAAACAATTTTAAAATGAAAATATCAGCAATTATTATCTCCAGAAATGATAACTATGGAGGACATTTGAATAAAAGAGCAATATATGCTATCAACTCAGCTATTAATACTTATGATGAGGTAATTTATGTTGATTGGAATTCACCAACTCATAGTTTATTATGGGATATTAAAGATAATCTTCAATTAAAAGGTAATCTTAAACATTTTGTAATACCACCAGATGCAGCTAAAGTATTAACTAATTATAATGAACATGCTCAATTATGTTGTGAAGTTTTAGCTCGTAACATAGGTATTAGAAGGGCGACAGGTGATTATATTGTTTCTACTAATATTGATATTATTCATCCAAAACGAGAAGACATAGAATCTATTATTAACAATAGTGATAATAATACTATGTTTACTTTAAGTAGAAGAGAAGTAACATGGGATATAATTAAAGAATTCCATGGTGGTGAAATGAAATTTCAAGAATGGGATAAACTTAGAGATTATATTTATATTAACTCAGAAGAACGAGTTCAAAGTGAAGCTACAGTAAGTGGAGATAATTATAGTATAATCAATTGTTGTGGTGACTTTCAATTAGCGCCTAAACATATTTGGAATGAAATTAAAGGATTTGAAGAAGAATTAATTTATCCATTATATGCTGATACTAATGTACAGAAAAAATCAGTTAAACATGGCTTTAATTTAAAAGCTATATTTAATCCTCCTATGTTCCATATTAATCATGGTTCTAAAGGATGGGGTGGAGGTGGATTCGCTGAAGGTATTAATAAAAAAGCTAATGACATTCATCAAGCTGTTACATTCCAAGAACAAACAAAAAATCCAAACACATGGGGATTTTCAAATATAGAAATTGAATATGAAACTCTTTAACTTTATGACTACTAGAAAACCAACACCTACACCGAATCGTACTATTTCATTAGCTGAGGTAAACCAACAAACAGCTAATGAAGTCATTAGATTTATCTATGATATTAATAATGATGATAAAAACATAACACATGAACAACGAACACCAATTAAATTATTAATTAATTCAGAAGGTGGAGATGTGTATAGTGGTTTTGGTATAGTTGAAGCCGTTCAAAATTCAGAAACACCTGTTTATACAATATGTCATGGCCAAGCCCAGTCAATGGGTTTACTTATATTAGCTGCTGGTTATAAGCGGTTTATTGGAGTTTACTCAACAGTAATGTACCATGAGATTAACTGGGAAGTAGATTATCAACCTCGTAAACATCACAGACAAGAATTACAAGAAGGTGATCGTTCACAAGAAATATATGATTCATTATTAATGAAATTTACTAATATAAATCATGATCAATTAAATATACATAAAGACGCTTCATCATATTGGTACTTAAATGCTGAAGACGCATTAAGATATCATATAGTTGATGAAATACTTGAAAGTAGTTTGGCTATTTAAGATAGTCTTACTATATTTAGGTATAAAATAAAGGTTATGGATATTAATGAAATAATAGTAAAAAATGAATTAACAACACAAGAAATGGAATTTGTTGTTGAAGAATATATTTTTGAAAAGAAAAATCAACGTGTTACTATAAACACTACAAACCACCACATGGCTCGAATGGTACCACCTCAAATGGCTGGTATGATATTACAACAACAATTTCAATTATTAGATACAGCGTATCAAAAAGCAGCAACTTATTTTTCAGAAAAATTAAATATAAAATAACTATGACTTATTATTTTTATAGTAAAAACGATAAAACAAAAGAAGCTATCAATACAATTGAAGCTCCAAGTATTGAAGTAGCATTAGATTATTTTTCTAAAATGAAAAAATTAAGTGAAAGTGAATTTTCACAAATTTATTCAATAGGTATTAAAAATAAATAATTATGTTTAATTTAAAGAATTTTGGAACTAATTTAAAAATACAAGTTAGTGGAGAAATAGATTTGGATGATGATAAAGCATTTTTTATAGGTTTAATGAAAACTTATAGTGCTTGTATTGATCGTTCTGATGAGTTAATTGAGAAATTTAATTTATCATTACTTGATTATGAAGAACCATATGTTCAAATTATAGAAAATATGATGTTAAAACATTATGGTGAGTGGAAAACTGAATTAATGTTATGGTATATCTATGATAGAGTATCACTTGATGGAGATTTAAATCCTATTATATTAGAAGATAAAGGTGAAGAAAAAAGTATCACAATTAAAGACCCAGAAGATCTTTGGGACGCAATACAAAATATAGAAAGTAAAATAGATAAAAAAGATGAGTAAACTGTGTAAATCATGTGGTGAAGAAATTCATCCAGGCCGTTTAAAAGCTTTACCAACAGCTACAACATGTGTTGAATGTTCAACTACAGGTAGAAAAGCAGGTGTAACTGTTACTTTAGGAGAAGGAGATCACACCTACAATGAAATCATTATTATGGAACATGATGACTTTGTTAAATATAAAGAAGTAGAAGCTACATTTAGAAATAAAGGAGTAGTAGCACCTATAACTGATGTATTTAATTTAAATGATGAGTCAGATGTTGATCATGTAACTGAAATTGACATTATTGAAGATAATGAGGATTTAATTATACTAGATGAATTAGTAATTGAACCTGAAGATTTAATTGACGAGGAAGAAAATGCCTAAAGCAAAACATTTAAAAAAAGAGGAATGTTTAGCCGCTGTTGCTAAAACAAAATCAAATAGAGCTGCGGCTCGTTATTTGAATTGTTCTTACACACACTGGAAGAAATGGGCTCAATTTTATAAAGACGAAGCAACAGGTCAGTCTTTATTTGATAAACATTTAAATCAACAAGGTAAAGGTATTCCTAAATTTTTAAATCATGGTAAAAAGGATGTTGCGTTATTAGACATTATTGAAGGTAGAGTAGACGCTTCACATTATAACCCTCAAAAAATTAAATATAGATTAATTGAGGAAGGATTTTTAAAAGAAGAATGTAATGTATGTGGTTTTAATGAACGACGAGTTGTTGATTATAAAATGCCTCTAATACTACATTTTAAAGATAAAAACAAACAACATTATAGAATTGAAAATCTAGAAATGTTATGTTACAATTGTTATTTTTTAAATATTGGTGATGTGTTCACTAATAAACAAATTGAAGGTTTTGAAGACCATGTACCAACTAAAGAAAATTTACCGGACTGGGAATTAGATGATTATCAAAAGCAACGCTTAATGGAGTTAGGATTACACAATGAACCATTAGCTGATGATGATTTTGATATTATTTCACGTATTTAAAATATTTATAATAAAATTATGGCAATAAAAGACAAATTATTTCCATCATTGATAGCATTATCTGCATTATCAGTATCAGCTTCAGCGGCTTTTTACTCGATAAGTGGATTAAGTAAATTATTTGCTGGTGCAAGTTTAGAAGTAATTATTATGGCTAGTTCATTAGAAGTAGCTAAATTGGTAATAGCTTCATTACTTTATCAATATTGGAATGATCTTAATAAAACATTAAGAGTATATTTAACAATCGCAACTACTGTATTGATTTTAATTACATCAATGGGTATTTATGGTTTCTTATCCGCTGCTTATCAAGAGACAGCAAATAAAGATGGTGTTGTAACTCAACAAATAACAACACTTGAAACTAAAAAAGGATTATACATTCAAACAAGAGACAATTTATTAAAGGAAAAACAATCCCTTAATGAATTAAGAGGTACTTTATCTAAAGGTGCTACAACTCAATTTACTGATAAGAAAGGTAATTTAGTAGTTAGATCTAATAAAGCTAACATTAAACAAATGGAGTCAACATCTAAATCAGATGATAAATTAACAACTAGATTAGATGTAGCTAATGATTCAATATTTGCTTTAGAAAATAGAATATTAGAGGCTAAAACAGGTGGCGCAACAAGTGAATTAGGTCCATTAAAATATTTATCTGGTTTAACTGGATTACCAATGGATAAAATTATTAATTACTTATTGTTAGTAATTATATTTGTATTTGATCCTTTAGCAATTGCTTTAGTGATAGCAGCTAATTTTGCTTTTGCTCAATTAAAAACTAAAAAAGAAGATAAACCTGAAGAAGAAGTTAAAGGAGTTCCATTAATGTTTGATCCTGAAACTAATAGAACATTCTATGTAGAAAAAGAAGAAATACAAGATGAAATTAAAGATTGGGATGTTACTTTAAATGATGGCTTAGAAGATATAACTTCAGACTTTGAATTAGTAGATGAAGATAAAGAATTACCTCCAGATAATTATTTAGAAAATATTTCTACATTGACTGATGAAGAAAAACAATATGATTTAGATGGTGATGGTAAATTAAGTAAGGCAGAAATAAGAGCAATGGAAGATAGATTATTAAATAATTCATCAGTATCAAGATGGAAAAAGAATAAAATATTAACAGCTAGAAGATCACGTGATGGCGAAGACGAAATCAAAACATACTAAACATAAGAAAATTGTACATGACTATGAGGTTCAAAAACAGAACCACTTAGAAAAACTTGCAACCTCACTTTTGGCATCCCAAGATAAGATTGTTAAATTTAAATCAAAAGTAATTAATAATAATTTTTTAGACCTATTTTAATATGACAAACGAGATAACAGTGGCGAGTCAAAGTGATTTTCAAGAAATGCTCGATAATAAAGATTTTAAAATAGCTAAAATTATTGTTGAAAATATTTTAAAGAATCTTGATAATCCAAAAACAAGTATTCATATATTAACTATTACTTGTTTAGATGAGGACACATCATATGACATTTCATTAGAAAAGAAACACTTCGCATCTACATTAGAGGAAAATTTGAAGTATTATATCAAAGAAGAATTATATGAAAAATGTACTGAAATAGTAGATGTTATTAATAAACTAAAAACAAATAAATAAGATGGAAAAATTAAAAGAGTACGCTAAACAGTCAGTATTAGTTTTAATGTTAGGACTAGCATTATTTATGGGCTTTACAGTTGGTTATCATTA